CACTGCGCCCCTTGCACGGCGCGGATGCTCTCGGTCCGGGCGATCACGTTCGCCCGATACTTGACGTATCGATCACGATACCGATCGACCAGCGACCGGATCTGCGCTTCGGTCAGCGTCTTGTCGTTGCGGATCGCCCGCTCGACCGTGCCGTCGCTGCGCCGGTCGCGCAGCTTGCGATCGAGCGCCTCGGGATCGAGGGCGCGCAGCATCCGCTCGTAGTTCGAGACCGCCGCCTCTTGCCTGCGCGTGAGGCCGATCGAGCCCCGGATCTGCCGCGCGATCGCGAACGGGTCGTCCCCGGCCGTGAGCCCGCGCTGCAAGACCTGCCGGATCGTGTCACGCGTCGTCTGGTCGATCTCCCGGATCCGGGTCGAGGTGAGCGTGAGCGCGAACTGCTCGAGGCGCGGGTTGAGCCCGACCGCGATCTGGAAGTCCTCTTGCGCGCCGTTTACAACGCCTTGCGTGTCGCTGGTGGCCTTTACGCCTGCGAGGACGGCCTGTTGGATCGCTGCCCCGTAAGGTTGCCACTCGGTCGACGTGAAGTGTCCCGCAAAGGCGTTCTCCAGCGAGACGAAGTCGCGCCTTTCGATCATCCGGGCAATCTGCTCGGCCGGGACGCGGGTCCGGATCTGCTCGATCGCCGCGATGAACGCCCGCGCGATCTTCGGATCCATGCCTTCCGCCGCCCGCAAGAAGACGGCCACCGCATCCGAGGCGGTCATCTTGCGCAGGACGGCGTTCATGCGGCGATGTCCAGTGCGAGGAACCTCATTCCGGAACTCCTTGGTCTAGAGGCGCATCAGGTGATCCGAGCAGATCCGGATCAATCGCCTTCTCGGGGAACCCAGCGGCGCGCCGGATCGTGTTTTCTGTGTCGTCGTCGGGGAAGAGCGGCATCCCAGCGCCCGCGATGTCGCGCACGAACGCGCCCAGCTCGGCCAGATCCACAGGGGCGATCTCGCCAAACCCGATCTTGGGCATGACCTCGGGGTCGAACCCGTTGATCTCCCAAAGGCGTGGCAAGAGCTGTCGATTAAGCACGGACGAGATCGCTTCGGTGTAGCCGCTCGCAGCAGCGAGGAACAAGTCCGTCTTGCTCTTCGAGAGCGCGAACGACCCGGTATCGCCACCGCCGAGCATCAGGAAGTCCGCCAGCACCGACCGCGCAATGTTCTGCTGGTGCCGCAGGATCACATCCCCGGTCGGGATCGCCCGATTTCCTTGCGCAGTCACGAGCCCGAACTCAACCATCGGGATTGAGGTCTTCGTGCCGTCGTCGTTCTCGTAGACGTCGGACGGGATCAGGATGAAACCCTGGTCGTTGAATTTGACGTCGCGCAAGATCTTCTTGAATGCGTTGGTGAATCCCTGCTGCGCCGCGCTCGCGCTTTCCCCGAGGTATTCTGATGGGATTTTTCCAACCGGGATCCCGTTCATCTCGCGCTCGACCGCGATCGCCTCGATCATCTGGATATGCGATGCGTAATGGTAGGAGGTGAAGGCGTTGCGGAGGATCGATCGGCCGCTCGGGTCGTTGTTCACGGTCGATGTGCGGAAGTGCAGCATCTTCGAAGCCGGGATGTCGACCGATCCAAGCTTGAGCGAGAGCGCGCTCTGGCGCACGCCGGTGATCGTTCCGTTCTCGTCCGTGAGGAAACGGTCTATCGTCCACTGGGCGCGCGGCGCCAGCTTCCGGATCCCGTAGCGGCCGTCGTCAAACTGCGAATAGCGCGTCGGGTCGTCGGTTTTGCGTCCGGATCGGGTCTTGTAGACCACCTCAAAGACCGCGAACCCAAACGGGAGAAACGTCAGCACCTCGGCCAGGAAGTCGTCTGTCGTCCCATCCATGTCATCGAAGCATTGCTCGACGAAGACCTGCGCCTCCTTTGCCTCTGGGCTGTCGTCTGCTGCCTCAACGCGAAACTCTGCCGCGCGCAAGAGCATCTCGAACGCCATGAGGATCGCGCCGATTGTCGGGTCGTTGTCTTTCATCTCGCGAAACGTTCGCGTCGCGTTGATTCCCCGGAGCTTCGGGAGAAACTCGTCCGGGCGGAGCTGATCGTCCCGGCCGTAGTTACCGGCGGCGCCGAGCTCTCGGGTTGCCGTCGCCTTCATTGGTGCTTTTGCCATCAGACCGGCCTCGCTTTATTGCCCACATGATCCCCGATCACGAACAGACCGGCCTTCTTCTGCCGCTTGGGAGCGACGGCATTAAAGCCAGAGCTCGCAGCGTCTGCCTGATCCTTATACACGCCTCTTGGGAAATGTCGAAGCTCCTCGATGAAATCTCTGTTCCACGCCCCGATCACGACGTCGACGTTCCCCGCCTCGATCTGCGCCGCGAGCGGCTCGGCCCGAGTCTCCTTGGACCCGCTCTGCGGTTCGATCCGCACGCGATAGCCAGCGAGCCTGACGGTGAAGTCGCGCGCCTGCGCCTTTCCCGCCTGCCCTGGATCCTGCGGCAGCGAGATCGGAACGTCGTCGCCGTCAAACTCGGCAGCATCTGCGACCATCTTTCGCACGCCGTCTGGCCCAAGTCGCCCGCGCTTGACGTCCGCGATGATGACCCGGCGGGCCTCGACGCGCCAGCCGACCAGAACGCCTGCGGTGTAAGCGCCTGCGCCGTCCGTCGCTGCCAAGTCCCAAGCCCTGCACCAGTTGATCTCCTCGTCGGGCACGGCGTTGATCATCCTGATGTTGTCGACTTTGAACAAGCCGCCTTCGCGCGGCGTGGGGCGCTGCTCAAGTTGCGCGGAGGATGCGTATGGGCCGAGCGTGTGGACCAGATCAGCCACTGCCTGCGCCGAGAAGCGCGCGGGCCACATGAGATCACCGTCCTGCGTGCGAGGATCCTTCCAGCCGATCGAGGTCGTGCGTGATCTCGCGCTGTCGTAGTGCATCGGGATCATGAGGTGCTCGTATCCCTGCTCGATCGCCGCTGCGGCGACGTCCTCGTGGTGCACACGCTGCATGATCGTGACGAATGCGCTGCGGTCCAGATCGTTCACGCGGCTTGGTACGACCTCGCGGAACCATTGCAGCGTCTCACCGCGGATCGCGTCGCTCTCGGCCTCGAGGATGTTGTGCGGATCATCTATGCAGTTGCTGACAATACATCCACTTCCTGCTATGAAGTTATTGTTATCAGCAACAGTCAGGCAGAAGGTTTCATCAACATGACCCACATGGATAACACTGAGTGGCGTAGTATTCCCGGCATGGAGGGGTTTTACGAAGTCTCCGAAACAGGCCTCATCCGCAGCCTCTCGCGCATCGCCAAGCGAGCGCATACCGGCGACTACACGGTCAGAGGCAAAGTGCTCAGCCTGTCCTTGGATGGTCGGGGGTATTTGCGCTGCGCGGGGTCGCTCGGATGCGCCGCCAAACGAGTGATGATCTGGTCCCATAGTGCGGTCGCCGCAGCTTTCATCGGGCCTCGCCCGGAATGTCACGATGTCAGGCACCTCGACGGGAACGCCCTCAACAATCATGTCAGCAACATCGCGTATGGGACGCGGGCCGAGAACGTCGCCGACTCCAAGCGGCATGGCACATTTAACCCCCGAGTGACCCGAAAACTGACCCGTGCCCAAGTGATCAACATTTGCAAGCGCCACGACCTCACCGCCAAAGTGGCTGCTAAGGAGTTTGGGTGTAGTGAAACATACATCGCCGCAATTCGATCTGGGGTTTACTACAGGGAACTGACCGAGGGTGTGCGGCTCCCGCACTACCACCGCGCTCGGAAGGGAATGTCGCGCAGTCAAAGCGGAGGCAGGGCAATCGCCGCCCCCGAGTAACGGAAACCTGTGATCGTCGGTTGTGCGCACGGACGCGCCGTCCTTGAGCGTGGTGCGCACAACCTGCCCCCCCGGATTGCGGAATAGCTGGGTGACTGGCTTCAATTCGATCGCGTGCGTTTTGCGGTTGAAGGACCAGACACGCGAACCAATCAATACATCCCGGATAGGAACGCACCCGTTCTCCGCCCAGACGACTTCATCACCGGGCAGGCAAAACACGTCCCCGCGCTCGCCAGTCGCGCGCCCTCTGACCGATGTCGCCATCATTGATCCGGTCTCGGTGTTCGCGAAGTTTACCTTTTGCGCCTGGTCATCCGACAGCCGCACGCGCGGGAATAGACGCTGATAGAGCGGGCTCTCGACGATCATCTTGGCGCGCCGATTGTCACGCGCTGCGAGCGCCTCGGCGTAGGACGCGCCGATATACCGGAGCGACGGCTGCGCAATCCAGCTCCACGTCGGCCAGAATGCGCGCGTGAGGAGCGATTTCATCGAACCAGGCGGGACCGTGATCAGTAGCTTGCGGATCTCGCCCTTGGTGACCGCCTCAAGGTGCTCGGCGATCGCCTCGATTGGCCAGCCGGTGACGAGCTTGCGGCCAGGTTCGAGCACCGGCCAGAACGTCTGGGCGAAGTAGAGCACCGACCTGCGGCATAGCTCCGCCTCAATTAAGTCGCGATCCGCCGTCGTGATCTTGGGGAGCTGCATCTGCGATCGCCTTTGACAGTTCGAGGAGTGCCTCGGTTGAGAGCTTGGATAAGTCGACCGTCTGGATCGGCCCGCCGGCTGCGCCGCTGATCTCGACCTTCTGCGTCTCCGACCAGCGCATCTGCGTCTTGGTCCACCAGATCATCGCGGTCGTGTCGCCCTTCAGTGCCTTGTTGAACAATGCGTTCGCGATCTTCCAGCCCGTTTCGGCCTTTCCCTCATCAAGCTCGACGCGGAAGTGCTCGGCCAGCGTGTCGATCCCGATCCCCTTCTGGCGGACGAGCATCCGGATCTGGTGCTGCGGCAGCCCGAGCCCGGAGAGCTTGCGGACGAGCTTTCGATCCGCGTCGGTCGGGACGAACGGAGGACGCCCTGCTCCGGGCTGCGCTCCGCCTGAGACGCCTGCGCCTGGCTTCGGCCCGCGAGGCTTGCGGACCTTTTCTGCTTTCGTTTTTTCTGTTTGGTCCGTCATCTTCCGTCTCCCGTGCGTTACCGATATTTTGCCGCATGATACGCTAAAAGCGCGGCCTTCGCCACGCAGTCGTCAACGATCTGCGCCGGGTCGTGCCGGAGGTGCGGGCATTGGCATCCAGTGCGTTGGATTTGTGATGGTGTAGGGCCACCATGCGCCGCCGTCGAAGTCCTCCCAGAACCCCGCGTCGACGATGTATCGCGATTGCGCCTCGGACCAAGATGCGATGAGGATCGTCCCGACGATTGGTGCTGTCTCTATTGGATGCCATTCGCTCATGCTGTGATCCTCTCCTGATGCAGACAATGGTGGCAGATCACGTCTGCCTGGGTTGCGCTGATGATCCTGACCACGAGGCAGGGCTCATCTGATTTTTCCCGCCACGGGCTGCACGTCGGGCATGGCTGGCGATGGTAGGTTGCGGCTGGCTGCGGAAAGATGCCGTGATAGCCCAGTTCGACCATGATAGGCCAAAACGCGGGCGCTACAGCGTCAAGTTGCCCTTGGGTGGCCGGATGTAGCGGCGCGGGGCTGTGTGGCCCCTCCTGTGCGCTCTGGTGGCCGCTGTGGGTCATGGTTGCACCAAAGCTGAAAGGATGCGCGATTCATAGTCGGCTTGGGCTGCAGCTTGGGCTTCCGACATGGACGCAACGTCTTGCGGCTGGATAATGATCGGATCTTCATGATCGCCAAGTTCGAGGCTGGCAAAGAACGCGCCAATCTCGTCATCCCATTGCGCAAAATAACAGCCCCAAGGCGTTTTGGCGCAAAAGATGTTCCCTTCGTATTGTTTCCACTCAAGCGGCTTGACCTTTGGCGCATCCGACACTTGCATGGCTGCAGTCAGGCTGCCGATGATGTTCAATGCGGCTCGGTGCGTCAGGGGCACGGCGCAGAACTCCGCCCCGTTGCGCCAGACGTGCAGCACGGGTCCCGGCCGTATGGTGACGATGTTCTGCCAGTCGGCTTTGGTCGTTTCGCCGTGGCTCATGCTTGCACCCCGGCCATTTCCAGCACTTCGCGGTATTTCATGCCGTACATGGTGGACACATCACCGAGGCGCTTGATCGGGTTTTTGGCCGCCAAGGCCCGCTTGATCGCGTCCGACAGTCCGGGGCGGTATGCCGGTTCTGGCGCGGGCGCGGGATCTGCTTTTGGCTTCGAATTTGTACTGACGCCCTTGATCATTTGTCGCTGGCCGCCGACCGCGCGCCGTTCAAGACCGAAAGCGTCCACCCTTGCGCGGATGGCGTTCTCGCCGATGTTGAACACGGCAGAAATTTTCCCCATGCTAACGCCTGCGATCCACATTTTCGTGAACTGTTCCCGGTCGGTGTGTTTGGCGCGCGGCCCCAGCGTTCCCTCCGGTTCGGGCCGTGCGATGCCCATTTTTGCCGCGCGCTTGGCGATGCAGGAGCGATGTAGTCCGCAAGCCAGGGCGATGGCCTTGGGCTGTTCCCCTGCCTGCCACATTTGCGCAAACAGGGCCTCGTCGATTGGTTTTGCTTTTGTCATTTGTTTTGCTCCTAAAACGGGATAAAATCGTTGAGTTCTTCCGCAAGCTGGCTGCGGGGGCGGATGGCGGTGATGGTCGCGCCGGGGAAATGCTTGACGGCGGCGTCAACCACGGCGTTTTGCGTGATGACCAGCGAGTTGACGGCTTGGCCCAAAGTCACGATCTTGACGCCGGGATTGTTGCGTTCAGCGATGGCGACGAAAGCAGCATCTTCGACAAAGCCGTATTTGCGGCCATCGCTCTCGATCACCCACACGCGCGGGTCTGCGGGCTGATGACCGGCTGCGATGGCTTGGGCGTTCATGGCGTCCAGGCCCTTCATGCAGTTGGCAGCGGCGGCGGCGGTCGTAGCGGGATCTTCGGCGTCATAGCACGAATGCAGATGCGCAATGGCCGCGCCGTACTTTTCCGCCATTGCGGGCGATACCAGCGTGACGAGGCGGTCAATGCCCCAAATCGCGTCATACTTGCGGGCGAGGTTATCGAGGGGAGCGCAAGCCATGTCACACCTGATTTCTGCGGCTGATGCGCCGGGGGTTATCATGCGGTCCGATTTTTTGTTGAACCGGGGCGGGCGGGGTTTGGTGGTCATTGCGCAGGGCCGATCATCACATCATCACATCCCACCCCGTTCAAGAAACGGGGGTGTGTGAAGGAATTGTGCGGTTTTTGTGAGTGTGAAAATTTCATCACGCTTTTCCTCATATGTTTTCATGTACTTGCTGGATTTCATCACACTTCATCACATGGTGTGACACATGTGAAAAGTGGTGTGAAAAAAGGGGTGATCCGTCACACATTTCATCACACTTTTTCGGGCTATATTTCCGGGTCAAACTTGCCCCCGTTGGTGATCTTTTCGACCACTCGCTTGCCATCGCTGGTCAGTTCCCATCCGGTCCAAAGCTTCTTGACCAGCTTTTGCTTTTCCAACTTGACCAAGATGCGCGTCACCTTCTGGGGGTGATTGAAGCCAAGCGGAATGCCGTGCTGCATCAGGGAAAATTCTGGGTTGTCGCTCAGGCTGAAAAGCATCTGCTCCTCTTTAGTAAGGTTCTCTTTCGCCAGCTCCATCTTGCGAATTGTCAGCATTGGGATTGCGAGGATGGTGGGCATCAGCCTTCCCTTGGCATCCCGCAACTTCTCGCTTTCCCGGCGTTTCAATTCGAAGTTAAGCGGCTCGAACTCCGCGCCACGGAACTTGACCTGCCAGTGCAGCGTCACGACCCCGCCGTCATTCCAAAGGGTCAGGTTGCCGTCCACTTCGTTGACCAGCGATGATCCACCCTTTGGCGACAGGTTGGAGCGGCTGGCATTCTTGACGGGGTGGGCTGGCATCACGACAGCGGGCTTGGATGGCAGCACGGTCATCTTGCGCACCACGCGGGCGAAATCGAGGGCCTGGGCGTTGTTGTTTTCGTCGTCGCCGGGGAAGTATGCCGCAAAGGTGTCAACGACGATCAAGACAAGGTTTGGTAGCTTGGCGGCTTCATCGGCAATGCGGGCCAGATCGTTCTTGATGCTGAATGTCCCAGCGATGAAATGGACGCGGCAGCGGGCCGGATCTATGCCGCTGTATTCCATCGTTGCGATCATCCGCGCCCGAACGTCATCCGGGTTTTCACCAGCCATGAATATCACGTCGCCTTGTTCGCATTCCCGATCACCGAACATCTCGCCCATTGCGATTGCGGTGGCGGCGTAGAGCATGACGGCGGTTTTGCCGCTGCCAGTTGGGGCGGTCAGGGTGTAGAGCATCCCGCGCCGGACCACGCCGTCAACGATGTATTCCGGGGCGACAAAATCAGCGGTAAATGCGGCGGCGGATTGCATGGTCCACCCACCCGCCGATGGCTCTGGGTCTGACTGTGTTGGGGCTGGAGCATGGTCAAAGTTGGGGGCGTAGGTTGGCTTTGGCTCTGGCGTAAAGCCCTTGCGCCGCGCGCCGTCTATGGCCGTCCGCACCTCTTGGGCGGTCTGGTCGCCGGTATAGCCCGCCAGCGTCAGGGGCTGCGTCAGGGCGTGTATCTCGGTGTCCGACAGGCCCTTGGCGACGTAGGACGCGACAAGGCGAATGACGGCGTTGTGCCAGTCTTGGCCGCTTAGGGCTTGGATGGTGACGCGCTCACGATCGAGGCTTGGCCCGGCGTTGCCGGTGTCAATCTGGAATGCGCCGGGGGGCGCTGCCACGCGGGCAACGGCTTGCTGCGATAGCGTTTGGCGGGCGGGCTGCCGCGACCCGAATACGCGGGCCATCTGGTCCAGGGTGACGGGCAAGCGCGGCTCGTTGTAATCGGTGTTGAGGGTGACAAGCTCTGACACATATCCGCGCTCACGCTTTTTCGCGGCGGGATAGGTGATGGTTCCGGCCAATCGCATGATGCGGCTGGGATTGATGACGGCGGGGTCACTGGCGAAATGGGCGGCGATTGTCGTTTGCATCGCGCGCCATTGATCGAGGTCATAACACCATTCGCTCAATTCCCAATAGACATGGGCGCGGGTGTTAGGGATTTTTCCGGTTGTGACCGCAGCGGTCCACTTCGGGCCGTCAAAGCGCAGCACATTACCGGCTGCTATGGGGTCATCGCAGTCGGCCCAAAGGTAGCGGGCGGCGATGATGTCGGTATCGCTGGCAGATCCGCTTGACCGCTCTCGAATGGGGTTTCGGACGGCGTAGACGTTGCGGCCAAGGCGGTTCATGCCGACTGCAAATTCTACAGCATCATCCATCCAATCCAGTGCGAACTTGCCCGATTGTGTCTGCATCCCCTCGCCCAAGGCGCGGATTTCCAGCATGGGGCGCTCTGACAGTTGATGCCAGTGCCGCGTCATGTATTCCAGATCGCGCCGGATGGTAGCAGGATCGGAGGGGAGGGTGGTCTTTGGGTCCAACACGGGCGATCCTGCTGCTAAGGGGTGGCTTGCCGCGCCCCGTCAAGGACGCGGCAACGGCATCAGAACGCGATGTCAGACGGAACGCTAGTAGCAGCGGGTGGCGGCGTGTAGGCCGGGGCCGGTTGCGGCGCGGGGGCGGCAACCGGCCCCGTTGCGATGACCGGGGCGTCGGCTTTCAGGCAGTCGGGGCGGGCGACCCATGCGGTGACCGTCAAAACCGGGATGTTGGCGCTGCCGTTGGGCAGGTCCTTCTTTTCCACGCCGGTTTGCTTCACCAGCGGCAACAGCAAGCCGTTCTGGCTGCTGGCAGACCATTGCGCCGTGATCTGTTTGGCGAGGTTGGCAAAGGCTTCATAGGCGGCGTAGCTGCCCTGTTCCCACGTCGCAGCCTTGCCGCCGCCGATTGCCATGCGAACCGATACGGCCCGCGTCCAGGCGAAAGCGCCGGTTGCCTTCTTGCCCTCGTCGGGGCGCGGGGTCTGCACCGCGGGCGATGGATTCCAACGGCGTTCCGGAGCCATGCCCTTTGCGCCGTCCTTTTCCCATCCGAGTTGCAGGGTGTCCAAGTCCAGAACGCAGCCGTTGACGAACGCTGGCACAACGGTGTTGACAGATGATGTTGCGCCTTCCGGCTTTTCACGCAGCACCCACGAGCGGGGCGCAAACCCCTTTTCGGCGCTGCCATTGCTGGTCCACGAAATCCACGGGCCTTTGCTGCCAGTGCTTCCGGTATCGATTGCAAACATGGTGTCATTTCCTTAGATGCTGCATTGCAGCGGTTACCGCCAACCGGGCGGCGCGGTCGTTACTGGCCGTCCACTCGCTCGGCGAAGGCGGTCCAGATTTCTTGGAAAAGGCCGGGGTTTTCGCGGCCCACGGCCCCGATGAAGCGCCAGTTAAAAAGCATGTGATCGATCACCGTTTCCAGCTTCTTTGGCCGCTGCATGTCGCCGATGATGTGATGGGCGTAGGACTGCACAACCTGCCAATCCTCGTATTCGGCAGGGCATTGATCCCGCGCCCAATCGGGAATGAAGTCCTTGGCAGTTTGTTGCGCGGGAGGCGCAAATTGTCCAGTGTCAATTTCAAAGCTCATTTGATTTTCCCATGACCATACCAGGCGATCAAGGCCGCCTCGGCCCGCCCATCATCCTTGACGCGCGCCCATTGATCCGCGTTGCCGGGGAAGATCTGGCTGGCCTTGTTGCGGCTTTCCGTTTTGAGCGGCCCAAGGTTAAGGGCCTTTTTCCATTCGGCAGGGCGCACTTCGTGGCATCCGATATCCAGCCAAAGCAGCGCCGATTTCAACGCCCCGTAATTTTCCGCCATCACGGCCACGGTGGTTGTGCCGACCATGCGCGGGTAGAACGGCTTTTCAATTATGCAGCCGCGAACCACTGGCAGCGCCGCCAAGAGGTGATGGACGCCTGCGAGCGTGTCGGGCATGTCAAAGGTTTGCACGCTCATTTCGTGTGTGTCGAAAAGAGCGAACGCGCCTTGCCGACCCGGATCAATCCCGAGGTACATCATATCGGCGCCCCCGGCACATTGGGGATAACCGGGGGCGCTTTGATCAGACGCAGGCATTCCGTGCCGCTCGGACGCCCGCTCATGCGGGAATGGGTTGCCCCCGGCGTTTTCCGGTTAGCGCCTGTCCGCGCCGAGGGTGTTCTGGGGTCCAATACAAAACCGCTGTTGCGGTTGGTTGCGGCGCGCATTGCGTCACCGATCCGGCCCCATGCCGAATGAAAAAGTGGGGGCGAGCTTGCACTCAAGCCCCCGCAGGTGGCGGGGTTGTGGGAGGAACAACCGCCCCGCGCGGTGTGGGAAATGGTCACGCTGCACCTTTGAACGTGAAGCAATCGCGGGGCAGTGGCCGCCCTGCGTGGTTTTCGAGCATGTTGTACCAGGCGGCCGGCAGCTTGTTGCCGTCCTCGGCCTTGCGGACGGCATCAATTTTGACGCTGACCAGATCAGCGACCGCTTGGCGACCGCCCAGGAATGTGATGATGTCGGATGCTGTTTTCATGCGCCCACAATACACGCCAAGGATGCTCGGTCAAGGAAAACAATTCCGTTGACTTGGAAAATGTTTCCGCATAGTGTTTGCCCATAGAAACGCTACAGGGAGAGCCAAGATGACCGCCTACAAAGGTTTCGACAAGAACCTTCAATGCCGTGGTTTCCAGTTTGAAATCGGTAAGACGTACACGCACAAAGGCAAGGTTGAAGCCTGCAAAGCCGGGTTTCACGCAATTGAA